AACAAGGAAAAATAATTAATGTATATATTAACATTAGAAAACCAAGCATATGAGATGAATGAGATTCCGGATGAAGTTGAGGATCTTCGTTTTGCTATATTAGATAATAGCGATCCAAAGAATCCTGACTATTTCTTTATTCCATTGATCTTTTTGGAATCGTTTAATAGCCCAGCCCTGGTATTAAACATTGGTGGCAATTTGGTTAAGATGCCTGTGGATTGGCAGGTGTTGATTGGTGAACCAGACTTTGGTGATCTAGAGGTCATACCATTGACCAGTATCAACGATCGTGGCTTTAGTGTGTTTACATTTAATCCCTTGGATAGTTTCAAACCTGTATTTGAACCTATTGAGATCGTAGACATTTATCAAGATGTTAAATGGTACTTTCCAAAACTCAAACCTGGACAGATGTTAGCAGTACCTATCACAGAAGGCGAACGACCATTGTGTGCTTATTTTGTAAAAGATATATCACGACAAAGTGAAGTAGTGGACTACGGTAAAATATGGTAAGAAAGGTATTGACGATGTGGAGACTTTGGGCCAAGGCCCTTGGACAAAAAGAAGGCATCACAGACAGTGAAGCTGATGTTGTGGCAGCAATTAGAACAGCGATAGTAGCATTATATATCGTTACCAACTTGTTTATCATAGCAGGTATATTGAGGCATTGGAATGGGTAAGCTAGTACCAGGTGCAACTTATATATATGAAAGTCCGGATGGTGGGCTCACTACCTATGCCCGACTAGAAGGTACTACAGAACGAGTAATGATTGGGCAAAGTTGGGAAGCCAAAGAATTGGTTGAACAGCGCATGTGGGCGGATATCTACAAGCACAGAAATCGAAATATTGCTTTACAACGCTCGGTGGAAGAATGTATAATTATATATAAGCTCTCAGAGGATTATAAAGATGGCATTTAACCCAAAACAATTTAAGCAAAAGAAAAAGCGTGCAATTGATCCAAATGCGCCACCAAGACCAAACTTGCTTAGTCAAGACAAGAAACTGCGTGAACAACAAGCATCAGTGGAACAATTACACAGCACAGTTGAACAACAAAGTGGTTTGATACATAGTTTAGAAAACAAGGTCAGATACATGGCCAGTGTAATTGAACGCTTACATAGTATGGTGAATAAAAAGTGAGCAGTGATCCATTATACATCGGCAATGAAATGGCCGCATATGATCGTAAAGATCGTGCTTACTATGACAAGTTCACTGATGAACAACGCAAGGCATTTAGTACATATCTAATGTTACGCTATGGTGCTAGTGTAGGTGGAAGTCAAGACTTACAAGCCTATTATCTAATGGCTACTAATGAGCGTGTAAATAAAAACTTCTTTGACCTAAACAAGCATCCAAAACTACAGTGGTTAAGTTGTACAACTGTAAGTCCAAACATGGGCAAGCAATTTCACTATTGGCAAGGTACTAAGAAAAAAGAGGGTAATAGCAAAGCAACGAAATTCCTTGCTAAGTTATTTCCTACCATGAAACAAGATGAAATAGAATTACTGGCAAAAATCAATGATAAACGAGATATTGCAGACATGGCACGAAACCTCGGACTTGATGACAAATCAATTAAAGCCGAGCTATAAGTGCAAATATTGTAGTAAGGAGTTCCGCAAGGAATCAAGCCTTGCTGTGCACCTTTGCGAAGAAAAACGACGCTGGCAAGAAGAAAAAGAAATTGGTGTACAGTTTGGTCTTCAGGCATACCTACGATTCTATGAGCTAACACAGGGATCAGCAAAGATGAAGTCATACACAGACTTTGTTGCTAGTCCCTATTATCGTGCCTTTGTTAAATTTGGTCGTCACATGGTGGGTATACGTGCTGTCAATCCAAAGATGTTTATTGACTATGTGATTAAAGAAAATAAAAAACTTGATCATTGGACACATGAAAAGGTTTATTTAGAATATCTTAGAGGATATATGCGCAAGGAAGCAACGCAAGATGCCCTTGAGCGTGCTTTTAAGGAAATGCAAGACTATGCAGATGAACATGGAGAATTTAAGAATGGATTTAGTGATTATTTTAGGTTTGGTAATCCTAATCGCGTATGTCATCACATCGCTAATGGTAGGATTAGTCCTTGGATTGTTTATAATTGTGATTCTGGCATTGACTTCTTGGATACTCTCAATGATGATCAACTTACTGTTGTTCTTCCTTGGATAGATCCAGAATATTGGCAAAGGAAATTTCAAGATTATGTGGCGGACACTGAATGGATAAAGAGTATATTGAAGGAGGCGAAGCTGTGATCGCTGATGAACTAAGAGCATTATTTGATGATATTAAAAGTGATATCACACTAGTACGTAATGAATTATTACTGCTAGGCTACGACATCACAAAAATACGTGAGCAACTAGATCGAATTGAAGTATCTATACCCCAACAATCACAAGAAAGTATTGGGATCGCACCCAATACACCTGGCCCAGATTTTATACCACCAGAATATCTATGAAATTCCAGTCAGACATTGACATAGACTTTGCTGATCGTCAACAGGTATTAGACTTGTTAAACGTCACGCCTGCTAGTATCATACGTGATGGTAAACTAGTTAAACATAATACAGGTGTGTATGCTACAGATATACCCGTAGATCCTTTTGTAGGATCAGCTAGTTTAGACTACAACGATGCAGAAGCTCGTGGGTATATGAAGCTAGACTTATTAAATGTCCATGTTTATAAACAGGTTAAGAGTGAAGAACACTTAGTTAGTCTCATGCAAGAACCTGATTGGACCAAGTTATATGATAGTTCAATATGTGCGCAGTTAATACACGTCAACAATCACTATGATACCTTGCTTAAAATGCCGGAGCCTGTGGATACTATCCCTAGACTGGCCATGTTCCTAGCAGTGATCCGTCCAGGCAAACGTCACCTAATAGGTAAAAGTTGGAAGGATGTTGCGGCTACTGTATGGGATCGAGTTGAGGGTGAATACAGTTTTAAGAAAGCACACGCGATCGCTTATGCTACTTTGGTTGTGGTAAATCTTAACTTACTTTGCGAACAAGTGTAATACTTCTACGTTTACTGCGTTTATTAGCTATTTCTCTAAGACTGATATAAGGACCATGCTGTATATTCACGTCCTTGCTGTTGAATGTTTTCAAACAAACTCTAAATTCTATCCAATCCTGCTTTAGAAACACGTTAATGGGCACTAGTCTATTACTTTCCCACCACCATTGATCTGCTAGTTCTAAGAAGCGTGTCTTCTGTGATAGGGTACGCAGAGCCGCAAAATCATAGATAGTTGTGATGATTTCATCACTGTTCTGTATGATCCCTATATAGTCATTACCGCCATAGGTCAGGAAGCTGATAAACGGGTATTGATCTAATAATTTCTTATAACTATCTTCCATGGAGTATACGATAAATACCTTATAAGGATCGAGACTAAAAGTGCCCCTAATCACAAGTTATTTATATGATAATAAGTTCACTGTTCAAATTTTGGACTATTCTGATCCCACAATTAAAACGAGGAACAGACCTGTGTATACACGTCCTATAAAAGTCTATCAAGGTATCGATAATCCTGTGATAGTAGAATTTAAGAATCAAGATCAGAAACTGGTAAATCTCACTGGATATACAGTGCAGGCCAGCATACAGGATCCTGATAATGTTGCTACGATCAATACCTATGCTGTGACGTTTGCTAATGTTGCCAACGGTCGAGGAGCATTTACCTTTGATGCTATCACAGTCAGCAACTTAGAAAATAGGATTTATAAACTAACATTCAAAACTAACAAAACTTCAGATAACACAGAACGCCCATTATACGCAGATGACAACTACGGTGTGTCCTTAGATCTAGAAGTATTACCAGCATACTACAATGCTGAGCCGTTTGCGGCTAACATCGTCTATGACGGAGGAACTATATAATGACCGTAGCTAATGTACAGATATTGCTTAAACGTGGTAATACCACAGCTAGCTCAACTTATACCGGTCCGATCGGTGAACTAACCCTTGATACTACGACCTATCAACTGCGTGTGCATGATGGTGCAACAGCGGGTGGATATATAACTCCAAGACTCAGTGGAGAGCTAGGAAATGTCACAGCAGGCTCTATTAGGTTAAGCAGGACATTAACAGGTACGAGTGGCTCAAACGCTACTGTTCGTGCTACAGCTACATTAGGTGCTGACTACGGTAGTAGTACATCTACATCTCCAGCTTCTGGATATGGCACACTTGGCATCGTCTCTGGCAGTAGTTTAACTAGGACCAGTAATTATCTTGCAGGTGTAGTTGGTGCATATAATATCACAGGCACTAATGCCAGCACATTCCCCAAGGCAGGTGTTGTGGGATTTATCGCAGATACTACAACAACAGCAGATGCAGCAGTTATGGCATATCTCGATGGTGATGGTGGAATTACATCAGCAGGTGCTGGCTTTGGTATCACCATGCAGAATACCACAGCAGGCAGTGGATTTGACTATGGTATGGATTTGAACATGGTTTCCATTGGCGCAGGCTATGTTAAACCATATAAGAAAGCTGAGTGGCGTGTGTCGAATGATGTAGTATTCCTGACAGGTGCTGGTGTTCCAACCAACGGTACCACTGGTGCTAATTTTGCAGGTCCTGGATCACTGTGTATTGACATAACCAATGCTAAATTATACATCAATGGTGGAACTAAAGCTTCACCAACTTGGAAACAAGTAACATCAGCGGCATAATATACCAAAACTGCTTGTAGTAATCAAAATCTAACAAATTTTTATTCTGCGAAACCGATAAATATAAAAATATAAACAAGGTTTAGCACATGAATTTATCCAACGTCAACATAGGCACGGGCCCATCAGCAGGTAATGGAGATCCGATACGCACAGCTTTTGGCATTGTTAATAACAATTTTCAAATCCTCAAAAACAACGTAAATTCTCTGACTAATTCAGTTACTAGCGTGGCTGGTCGTACTGGCAACGTTATTTTAACAGTAAATGACATAGTAGGATATTCAACCACAGCTTATGTAAGCCAAGCTAATCTCACTGTGGCCAATACAGCCACACGCAATTATGTAGATGCGGCAATCGCAGCTAATATTTCAGCATTAGTTGGTGGTGCCCCCGGTGCATTAAACACATTAAATGAAATAGCCACAGCACTAGCCAACGATGCTAGTTATAGCACATCAATAACCAACAGTATCGCCAACACAAATAATAATATCACTGTGGCCAATGCCGCATTAAAAGTCTATGTTGATGGACAGATTTCAGCAGTTAATTCAGCAGTAAGTCTAGCTAATACCATACAATCAGCTCAGATAGCAACTGCTAATACTGGTATTAAAGGGTATGTTGATGAGGCTGTATCAACGGCCAACATTGGTATTATAGGATATATTGATCAAGCCAACACTATACAATCAGGTCAGGTAGGAGCCGCTAACCTAGCTATTACTGCAGCCAACATTGGTATTATAGGATATATTGATCAAGCCAACACTATTCAGTCAGCACAGGTAAATGCGGCAAACTTAGCTATCACAGCGGCCAACCTAGGCATGAAAGGTTATGTTGACAGTGTTGCTGGCGGATCAAGTTACGGCGATGGTAATGTTAAATCATACCTAACACAGTTTGATGGTAATATCATCCCTAGCGGTAATCTTATCTATAGCCTAGGTAGTCACACTAACCGCTGGAAGGATCTATATCTTGGTAGTAGTACAATTTATATAGGCAATACTGCGATCAGCAGTACTACATCAGGGACCATATCAGTAACTCCAAAAATCGTACTTGTAGACACTAGTATTACTTCCAATGACCTAGCGTTTCCATGGGCTTTAACACAAAATCCAGAAGTGTTGGCTAATACTAGTAGTTCAGTTTCGGCAACATTAGTATTCGCAAACACTATTTCTGAAGTTACCACATCTCAATCACTTGCATATGGTACAGATTATGAACTAGTGCCAACTGGTGATGGTTATGCCAATATCAGGCTGATTGGACTCAATATTAGTTCACCTCCAGTAGGGTGGCCTGGGTACGGGCAACTAACGATAGTCGAAACACCACCAGCTGGTGGTACCACTGATATCTCCGGTAACTTGACAGTAAGTGGTAATATCGCTAATATCAGACTTGGAGCCAGTGGCAGATTAACATTCGCAGATGGTACAGTCCAGACTACTACTGCCAACGCAGGAGTAATTGCGGCCAACTTAGGCATGATCGGTTATGTAGATAATAAAGTTTCAACTGCTAATATTGGTATAATTGGATACGTAGACAATAAA